GCTATTAATAGCGGAAGGAGCTATCAGTTTGGTGTGCAAACAGATATCGAATGTGTTAAAAATCACGTAAATGGTATCGAGCTAATGGGTAGCATTTGTTCAACACCACATGGTTTCCTTAATCCATTAGAAAAGAATAGTTACGTAAAAGAACAAAAAGATTTTATTAACGGAAAACTAAATACAAATTTTGACGACTTTGATGTTAACGAAAACGATTTAGATACGAATGCATACGAAAAAGATTAATAACCTTTAATTCAATAATGTGAACAGAAGACCACCACGTAATGGTGAAATCATTGAAAAAATACAAAACACACTATTAGTAGATGGAAACGCCTTGTTTAAACATGGGTATTTCGGTGCTAAGAATAGTTACAACGAACATGGCCAACATATTGGTGGTTTATGTGTATTTCTTACGAAACTACATAAGTTATTAACTGATGATTTATATCACAGAGTATATGTGTTCTGGGATGGTAATTTAAGTGGTAAATTAAGATACGATATCTATGAACCATATAAGAGTGGTCGTGGTAAGGACTATATCAACGGTACACACCCTATTGATGAATCAGAACTACAACAACGTAGAGTAATTTGGGAATACTTAAATGAAATGTACGTAAGACAATTAAAAGATGAAGTAATTGAAAGTGATGATTTTATTGCATACTATTGTCTAACAAAGAAGAAAAATGAGAAGATAACAATTTGTACAACAGATAGGGATTTTTTACAACTTATATCTGATGACGTAAGAATATATTTTTTAGATTTGAAAAATTATGTTGATACTTCAAATTATTTTTCGTACTTTTGTTTCCATAAAGATAATTCTGTTTTAATGAAAACCATGACTGGTGATGTTAGCGATAGTATCAAAGGCATAAAAGGATTGGGGGAAACAAAATTAATATCTTTATTTCCAGAACTTAAAACCAAAAAATTAACCATATATGAAATTTTAGAGCTAGCTAAACAACAAGAAGACCAAAGAATTAATTCTGGTCAAAAACCTCTTAAAATTTTAAATAACATCATCAATAGAGTTACCGATGGGGTTCAAAAAGACAAGATTTATGAAATAAATGAAAGACTTGTTAATTTAAGCCGTCCAATGATAACGGATAAAGGTGTAAGAGAATTAGAACTTCTAAAAGAAGGTACGCTAGATTCATCAGGGCGTGACCTAAAGAATGTTCTTATAATGATGAAAAGAGATGGGGTAGATAAGGCCCTAGGCGAAACGAGATTTTCAGATTTTCTTATTCCGTTCAAAAAACTTATCGATAGAGAAAACATTTTTTAATAAAAAAAACCAAAAATTATGAGTATTAGTAAACAAACAACATTTGACCCAAAAAAGATTGAAGAACAACGTTTTGAGTTTGTTCTATACATTAACAACCACATTATCTGTCAGAGGTATTTTGGAATTAGAAATTTTAATGAAAATTCAATTAAATCTTATGAATTAAAAGAATTAATGGATGAGATTTGTGGTGTGAACAATGGTCAGATGGGTTATATGGGTATCATACCTAACTATTTAAAGAATAAATCACAAGATTTTATTTGGAATATGTATAACCCTTATGCAGTTACATCTGATTTTCCTGTTAAAAACAATTTTGATAAGAACGATGAATTTCAGTTTGAGATAAAAGTAGATAAGAAAGTTGTGGCGAAAACATCTTTTTCTGGTGGTTATTTTCCACCAAAAGTTAAATATGCTGTTGATATCAAAGAAATAATCCCATCAATTATGTATGAAATTAGGGAATATTTAAGTCGTGAAAATTATAATAAAGTGGTTGCCTAAACAACCATTTTATGATATTTATGATAACAACAGTTTTTAAATTATGAAAAAATAAATGGCGAAGATAGAAAAGAACGATTTAGGGTTTTTGGGAGTTGACTATGAATTACGTCTAGTAGCGCAATTATTGACAGATAATAGGTTTGCAAATTCGATTATTGATATAATTGACCCTAATTATTTTCTTGACCAACATATCAAGTTAATTGTTGCTAGTATAAAAGACGCAAAAGAGGATGATGATATTATCCCAGATATGGGAAGTATTAAAATAAGACTGCTAGAAACAATAACTGATGATTTAATAAGAAAATTTATAATACAATATTTAGCAAAAATATCAGAAGCTAGTTCTTATGATTCTCTTAAAATTCAAGATATTGCAATGAAATTTTGCAAACAACAAGAACTTAAAAAATCAATCAAAAAAATACAAAAAATAATCGATTTAGGTGATATTGAACAATATGATGAATGTGAAGCTATATTAAGAAAGGCTTTGGACCATGGTGATAACAAAGACGATGGTATGGGTATTTTTGAGAACATCAAAGATGTATTGAAAGACGATTTTAGAAAACCAATCAGAACTGGTATAAAAGGATTGGATGAGGTTATGGATGGAGGGTTGTCTAAGGGTGAATTAGCTGTTATTCTAGCTCCATTTGGCGTTGGAAAAACGACCATGATTACAAAGATTGCAAATACAGCGATGAATGATGGTAATAAGGTTTTACAAATATTTTTTGAGGATAACCCAAAAGTAATTCAAAGAAAACACATATCGTGTTGGTCAGGGATAGATTTAAATAGTTTATCCTTGCACAAAGATGCTATCATGGAACTCTGTGATGAAAAACAAAAAGAAGGCAACGGTATTTTAAAACTTAAGAAGTTTCCTAGTGATGGTACAACAATACCAATTATTAGACAATATATTAGGAAAAAAATTGCTGAAGGTTTTAAGCCAGATGTTGTTCTATTAGATTATATTGATTGTGTTGAACCATCTAGAAGATTTGATGATGTTTTTTCTGGTGAAGGTAGTGTAATGAGGCAATTTGAGTCTATGTTATCAGAATTTGAAATAGCTGGTTGGACAGCAGTTCAAGGAAATAGAAGTTCAATAAAAGCTAATGTTGTGGAGGCTGACCAAATGGGTGGTTCAATCAAGAAAGGTCAAATAGGTCACTTTATAGTATCTATCGCTAAAAATCTTGACCAAAAAGAGAATGGAACCGCTACAATGGCAATCTTAAAATCAAGGTTTGGCAAGGATGGGATTATATTTGAAGATATTGTTTTTGATAACGCTAGAATACAAATTGATATGGGTCAAAATATGAGTGGTAAAAGTAGAGTAGAACACAAAAAAGATGTTAGTAGACAAGATACTGCTAGAGTGGCAGAAGTGTTTTCAGCAAATAAGATAAGAAGAGACGTATTAGAAAATTAATAAAAAAAATAACTATGTATTTAAAAGACAAAACATTAAAAAAACGATATTCTATTTTTCCAATTATTCATAATGATTTATGGGAAGATTATAAAAAAGCAGAATCGCAAACTTGGGTTGCTGAAGAAATTGATTTAAGCAAAGATAAATTTGATGAACTTAAAGAAAATGAAAAAACATATTTAAAAAATATTTTAGCTTTTTTTGCTATTTCAGATGGTTTAGTAATTGATAATTTGGCTACAAATTTCCTTAATGAGGTTGAGATATTAGAAGCTCAATATTTCTATGGTCATCAAACATTTATTGAACAAGTGCATGCAAACGGTTATTCTTTATTGATTGAAACATTTATTAAAAATCTTCATGAAAAAGATGAATTATTCAACTCAATGGAAACCAATGAAGCGGTTTCTAAAAAAGCTGAATGGGCAGAGAATTGGATTCAACACCCATCATTTGCACACAGATTAGTTGCTTTTGCTTGTGTTGAAGGGATTGCTTTCTCAAGTGTATTTTCTGGTGTTTTTTGGTTTAGAAGTAGAAATAAAATGCCAGGGTTGGGTGCGATGAATGAACTTATTCTAAGGGATGAGACATTTCATTATGAATTTGCTGTCAATCTTTACAAGAACTATTTGAAAGATGATTATAAATTATCACAAGAAGAACTTAGAAAAATCATATTGGGTTGTTATGAAGTGGAAAAAGTTTTTGTAGAAAAAAGCACACCTGATGGATTACAAGGTATCACCAAAGATGACATGGTAAAATATGTTCAATACGTAACTGATATTGTATTAAACGATTTTGGTTGTGAAAGAGAGTTTAAAATATCAAACCCTCTTGAATACATGTCTAGAATTGGTTTATCATCTAAAAATAACTTTTTTGAGAAAAGAGAGGGTGAATATACTAGAGTTGATATCCCTACAACAACCGAAGGTATTTTTGACGAAGAATTTTAAATAAAAAAAAATGAGAATTTTAAAAAGAGATAAAACGACACAGGCTTTTATGCCTAATAAAATTTTGAGCAGAATCAAAACTCAAGCAACTGGTTTAATGGTTGATGCAGATGCTCTATTCCTTGAAGTTATTCCATTGATAACTGATAATATTACAACAACTGAAATTGACGAAATAATAGCCTTTAAAGCAGCTGATAAAATAATACAACACCCAGACCATGCATTGTTAGGTGGTAGAATTTTATTAAGTCGTCAATCAAAATTAATTGGTAAAGAATTACAACCAGTAGATTTAACATACGATTTTTTTGCTGCAACAACATTTTTATCCAAATATTCAATGAGGGATAATAATAAAACTCCAATTGAATTACCTTCTTGTATGTATGAGCGTGTTGCAAATCATTTATATGGTGATGATGAAGATAGTAAAAAAGAACTATTAAAAGAATTAAAGACAAAAAGAATTAACTTCGCCACTCCAACGTATACCAATGCTGGTATAAATAAAAGAGGAGCAATGATTAGCTGCAATTTAACACATTTAGAAGAAGATTCTTTTGAAGGTATTGAAGCAACGCTAACAAAAATAGCGTCCGCTTCAAAAGAAGGTTCGGGTATTGGTTTATTAATTGACCCATTAAGAAGCAAGGATAGTATAGTTGAATCATTTCAGGGAAATGCTGGTGGTGTGACAAGACTTGCTGATATGGTTCAATCAAAAATGAGATTCTATAAACAAGGTTCACGTTCTGGAAGTTGTGCTTTATATTTGTCTGTATGGCATAGAGATATATTTGACTTTTTAGAACTCACATTACCAATTGGTGATGAACAATTAAGGAGTCGTGATTTGTTTACGGCTGTTATTATAAATGATTTATTTATGAAAAAATTGGAAAAGAATGAGGATTGGCATATATTTTGTCCTAATAAAATTAAAAAAGCTGGGTTAAAAGCTTTTCATACAATTTGGGGTGAGGAGTTTGAGAATGAATATCAAAAAGCTGTCGATATGGGTTTGGGTAAAAAAGTTAACCCTAAAGAAATATTTGATTCATTAATTAAATCACAGGTTGAAAGTGGAAGACCATATGTTATGTTTAAAGATAATGCTAACAGACGTAATATGCAATCCAATATTGGACCAGTAACTCAATCAAATTTGTGCATTGAAATTTTTCAAGCTTCAAAACCTAGATATACTCCGCAATGTACTCTAGCATCTATAAATTTGGCAGAACATAATGGTCTAAAATCTATAGAAAAAGGTACTAAAGTTTTAGTAAAAGCTTTAAATAAAGTTATTGACACAAACAAATGGAGTGATGATTGGAGCCAAGCAGCTGGTGTAGACCAAAGAGCATTAGCGATAGGTGTTGCTGGTTTAGCTGATTTCTTTGCAAAAAAGAAAATTTCTTTTGAAAGCGAAGAGGCTAAAAAATGGAATAACGATATTTTTGAAACAATGTATAAAGCAGCAGTAGAAGAATCCATGGAGTTAGCTGAATCATTAGGTAAGAATTATCCAGCATGGGAGGGTAGCCCATATTCAAAAGGTGAGACATATATTGAAAATTGGTCACCAAAACCATCTGGAGAACCTATACCGATGTATAATAGTTTATTATTGGGTCTTATGCCAACAGCTTCATCTGCAATTCTTTTGGGGTCTTTTGAATCATTTGAACCAGTTACATCTAATTTGTTCACGAGACGTGTAGGGCAGGGTGAATTTTTAATCATCAACAAATATCTTGTAAATGAATTATTAGAAAATGAACTTTGGGATTCAGAAATGATTGATAAGGTGATTAAAAACAAAGGAAGCATACAAAATATTGTTGAAATTCCAGAAGATATTCGTTTTAGGTATAAAGATGTTTGGGAAATACCACAAAGAGTATTGTTAGATTTATCAATAATAAGAAATAAATATGTTGACCAATCACAATCATTGAATGTTTACCACTCTGATGCCAAATATGCTAAAATTGCTAGTGCTTTGATGTATGCTTGGAAAGGTGGGTTAAAAACTGGGGTTTATTACACTAGAACAAAATCAAAATTGGAGACAAACACGAAACTAGCTACAACACAAGTAACTGTGACGAAAAAACCAAAGGATAGTCAGTTTGAATGTTTTGGTTGTTCAGCTTAAAATAAAAAAAAATTAATAAAAGGGCCAATTTGGCCCTTTTTTATTTGCACATTTACTTCCTAAAAACTTTTACTATAATATTTATGTATAAAATGGTAAAATGGCTAACGGTAGATACATAAACATAAACTATCCCTTTAAGGATTCAAATAAGGGTTTTTTCTTGGATTTAACATCTGATGATAATTCAGCTATAAAGGCTGACTTAATGCATCTTATATTAACTAGAAGGGGTCAAAGATTATATAATCCAGATTTTGG